AGATATTCTGCACTGTCTATTATGTTTCTTACTTTTCTACCAAACCTCACAGCCAACTCTGCTGTGTGTGTGGTTTGTATAATCTTCAAGTTTCCATGTCTGCCCATCATCCAAGCTGGTAGATAGGTTGATGCAAATTCTGATTTTGTGTGTCTAGGTGGTAGACAGACAATCAACCTTTTAAGTTTACCTTCACCTATTTTGTTGAATTTGTCTGCAATTATTTTGTGATGTCTACCCTCTATAAAATCAGGCCAAAGATGTTTTACAAAAGAAAGAAAGTCACCTTGACAACTTTCTTGCATGTTTAGTTGGTCATATCTATTTATTAAAGCTAAAGCCTCTGCCTTATCTTGTTCTGACAATATATCGAAGTCTTTGAAAGATAAATCACTCATAAATAAAAACGGGCAAACAAATAGGTAGTGACATAGTATCTGTTCGCCCTAAGCATAAGCCTAGGTTTAGTATATCTCTACTTATATTGTGTGCCAATCAGGGTTACCAATAAATAACATAGCCTCTGCCTCTCTTCTCCTGATTAAACCATCTAACACTTTACCGCCAGCTTTGTTCCACCTTCTTATTTCGCAAGGCACAGCATCGTAATCTTCTGCATTTAATTTTTTAAGCAAAGTGGATTTTTTTAATGATGAGGGACCGAGATTGTATGTCCACGCAACTAAGGCATCGAACTGGTGTTGCATCAAGGGTACTTTGACTAAATCATTAACATAGTTCTCAAACTCTTGTATATCACCATCGAATCTTTCATCTGCGTATGCTTGTGACCAAACATCGCCCTCTTTCACATCTTTAGTTGAACCCCAACCACATGTCCAAACACCTCCCGAGCATTTGTAACTTTCTAACTTACAGCCTTCGAACTTTTTAATTAAGGATTTACCCTCTCCTGAAATATTCATTAATAGTCTCCCCAAACTTTTACCTTTTTGCCACCGTAATATTCTACAGCATGTCCTTCTTTAATAAGTATTTTACAAATATCTTTGCCATCTTCTGTGTAAGGGATACCCAAGATACGACCATATTTACCTTTACCGAAAGACCTAACTTTTATTTTACCTTGACATAATTCTTCGAGTCGAGCCTTTGCCGCTAAGCCAAGTTTCTTCTCTGCTAAGTCTCTTGTTCTCGATTCAGGAGTATCTATACCTTGTAGTCTTACTCTTTGTTTGTGTAATTTGACATCGAATCCTAAATCCAAACAACAGTCAAAAGTGTCGCCATCTACGATTCGTTCTAGTGTGGCATTGTAAATATATGCCTCAGGATTGTCACTCATTTTTTGGTTCAGTAGTTACTTCACGGTAGTAAACCACTACATCTTTAAGCTCAGTAATATATCTTTTGAGCTCCTGCATATTGTAAGCCATAAGTTCATAATCAGGAATAGTCATAGCTAAGAACACCAATTCACCCTCTTGCTCCTCTATAATCGCAAACTGTTCCTCATAATTTTCAGGTGTGATTGTGAACCATTTAACAGATTTCAAATCAATCTCTCTTGGCATGACAGGTTGAACTATAGTTCTGTCAACAGGTTTAGATTGTATTTGTATATCTCTAGTTGGAAGGAGACTGCAACTGCAAGCCATCATCAAGACCATCAACAGTGCCACTGAGTTTTTCAATGTCTTCCATAATGTGTTTAGTTCCATTATTTATCTTCCTTTGCATCTCTGCTGGATTTTCTAAAATCTTAGCAGTAAGTTTATAATTTTGTATGAACTCTGTATAGCGATTTAATTCTCTTTGTGCTGCTTGGCTTTTTTCTGTCATTTCTATTAAAGATTGTGCCTGTTTTGCAAAATCTTTTCGCAAAGTTTCTATTGTCTCTTGTTGAGTTGCTACTGCATTTTCTAGTTTGACATTATTATCTTGCAGAACCTCGTTTTGTTGCCACAGATAATAACTGAACCCACTTAGTGCTAATATGATACCTATTAAGAATTGATACATTACAGCTCCTCTATCTTATAATTCAAACCTTCTGCACCACGAATCTCAACAATTTCATCCTTGTGAGTTTTGAATTTTATGTATTTATCTTGTTTGTTATAAAATTTTTTCACAACAAATGTTTGGTCGTCCTTATCGCCCCATGTGGCATTGTAGCTAACAGTAAGTTTGTAAGTGGTTATGAAAAAACTTTTCAGCCACTCCCAAAATTCGTACATGTTAGTTTGCCAGTGGGTTGCCGTCTTTTTCTAGTTCTTCTATTTTTTCTTTAAGTTCCTCTATATCTTCTTTCGAATCAGATAGCTGTACTTTTATTGCCGCTAATTCGCTTTTGATTACAGAAACATCAGGTATATCAATGCTGTCCAATTCTTTTTCTAAAAAATTTACACTTGTTTCTATACCTACAAATCTTTCTTCGATGACTTGTACTTCATTTTCGTTTTCGCTGATACCACCAATTTTTGCCTCAAGGTTCTCTAACCTATTTATGTAAGTGGCACCTGTGTACCCAAAGCCAGCAAGTGTACCGACTATTGATACTAAAGCTATAAGTTGTGTAGTTTTACTTTGAAACCAATCCATTATTCCTCCTGCAACTGTGGTTGGTTTTGTAACAAGATATTCATGGTATTTATATTGTCACCTGCCAAACCATAAAAAGCAGTTATGTTATCACTAAGGGATATATTACTATATATTTCTTTTGCTTGATACCACTCTGCTTGTTTCGGTATTTCTGCTGTCTTGTAACTGTCAAAACCGGGTACAAAACCTAAGTAAGCTACAAGTGTAGTTTGGTCTGCATACTCTCCTGTTTGTTCCTGCTCTTGTTGTATTTCTTCTTGTTGATTTCTGATATTGTTAGCTATGATTTGACTTGCGATTTCATCTGCCTCACTGGCCGACACAACACCTGATGTTGCACTGCTAATGTCTCCTTGCAGATTTGTTATCTGTACTTCTGCCATAACTACTTGTCCACCACCTACACTTGGTAAAGGTATCAAATTAGTTGTAACACTACCTACTTGAGAATCACCACTACCACCACCTAAATTTTGTGACATAGATAGCAAATTATTAGTCTGCACCGATGCTGATGTAATTTGGTCACTTATACTTGGTGAGCTACTAAAATTTCCCGTGTTACCAGCTATACTGCTAGATGCCGATGTTCCTACTGACTGTGAACTAGCACCACCATAATTACCCTGACTTTGATTACCGCCTCCATAGTTTGCACTTTGTGTTGCGACTTTTATAGAATTATTTACGACATTTAATTTCATATTTTTTCTATCTTCATTATCTGCAACAAGCTCATCTTCGTGTAAATCGAAGACATCTTCTTCCTCTATAAGCTCCTCTTCTAGTTCAGCTACTTCTTCTTGTTCTTCCCTTATTTCTTCTAAAACCTCTTCAACCTCTTGTTCTATTATTTCTTCTCTTTCCTCTCTCTCAGGTCTTGCATCAATTTGGGCAACCTCTTCGGCAGGTTCTTCGTGTCTACCCCTTTCGTTCTCGAACCATTCATCGAGTTGTTCTATGCTATCGAACTCTACAAAAGCTGTGGGTTCTTGGAAATCATCTACTAAGATTGTTTCCAACACAACAAGTTCAGACAATAAAATTTGGTCGCCTAGTGGTGGCAGTGCTTGTGGCACATCGTAATCAGGTATGTCATACAAATCAAAAGGTTGGGAGTGTTGTGGGCCATCATGCCCAAGCTGTATTTGTGGCTCATCTATTCTCACTACCAGCTCATCAAAAGGTAAAAACAATGGCTGATTAAACTCTTCTACAAAGATGTTTTCTATGAAGTCGTCCTCAAAAATGTTTCCATCTCTGCTTGGTGTGATTTCGATAAATGGGTCCGCTATTAAAAAAATATCGTTTCCAAACATATCACCATGGCCGAACATATCACCGTGTTGTCCATCATGGTTTTGGAAACCCATATTTTCATCTGAGAAAAAAGCTACTGAATCTTCTTGTCGATAGCCAGCACAAAAAGGTGCATACTGCGGGTCATCATCACATTCTTGTTCATCAAAAGCCTCGTCATAGTTAGGACAACTTGTGCTATAAAGCTGTGATAAGTTGCATTGTTGTGTGAGAAAAGCATCTTCATAACCAGTACAACTTTTGTCATTTAAAGGGTCGCTACAGTCTATACTGTGGTCAGAACCGTCACTGTAAAGCGAGCCACCATTTTCTAAAGTTGTGTTAAAAGATGTATTGTTCCAATTTGTATTTACACAACTACTTGAGTTTGTAGAACCTGTGTTACATTCATCATGGTACAAATAAGTATATATTTTGCTAGTATCAGGACCTTGTTCACCGATTAAGACATCGTGATTTATTATATCTAAAGCTCCGTATCTGTATTCGTAAGTATGGTTTGGCCACAATATAATTTCAAAACTGTTGTCTGTGCCACTTCTGTTATACTCACGCAAGTCGTACCAACCAAAAATCATTTTTGTAGAATCACCGTAGGATTTAATTCTTGAATTGTTATCTCTAATTAAATCTGTCCAAAACGGATACAAAGTATTTTTGTATCTTGGTAATGGGTCAGGTGTGAAATCTCCACAATAATCTGCATAAGCTGTGGATGTTAAACCGAAATGTAAGCAACCGTTAGTTGCTATTCTTGCCGAATCGAAAGTGTTGCCATAGAAGTTGAAGTTGAAAGAAAAATCTATAGCTGGAGATATACCATCGTCAGCTATTTCATAAGCTAACTCACCTTGAAAATCATTCGCATTATTTTGTAGATGGTATAGAGGCTGATTAGCCTCGTATATATATTGTGAATTTGCTAATGTGGAAAATGCAAAAATTAGCCATAAAATTCTTTTAAGCATTGTCCTCTATTTTTATATTTGGATGCAAAAGGTTTGTCGTTTATAGGTGTGAAAATTTTTTCACTCCATGACCTTTTTTGCCAAAAAGGATTTATTTCTTCCATACATTTCCGCAAGTAATCTTCTTCGGCTTGTTTTCTATCGGGTCTTTCCCAAGCATTAGAAATCCACTCTGCTTTTGCCTCATCACCTATTTTGCCATTGTAAGGACAAGGTGTGCCTGCTTTCCACATAGCTGAAAAAACTCTTTCATCTTGGCAGAGTAAAGCAACTGCGGCTACCTTCATACCCATGTCGTAAACATATTTAGAAAGTTTTAATCTTTCACAGTTTTCATCTCTAACACTCTTACCACCTGAAAAACCAAATATTTGCCCTTGATATGCGGCAGATAGGCCAGTTGTACATAAATCTTGCGAATAGCTCATAATACTTGGTGCTATAGCCGATGCAGGTGGTGCTTTAGTGTTGACATTCTGTGTAATGACTTGCTCCGATTTGCTTTCGTTAATATTTCTGTTTGTGTTATTAGAGGTTGTATTGTTTTCATTAATATTTGTATTGTTTGTATTTACATTCGAGTTCGACTCGCTGTAGTTGTTGTTAGTATTTGTGTTGTTAGAGGTAGAGTTTGACTCGTTGTAATTACTATTAGTATTGTTGGTTGTAGTGTTGTTGTTCACACTTTGATTTACATTAGAATTTACAGTCGAGTTTGATGTGGATGTATTAACATTTGTGTTTGTGTTGTTACTGGTGCTTGTGTTTACATTTGTGTTGTTAGCCGAGGAAGTAGATGTATTTACATTTGTGTTAGTGTTGTTAGCAGTGCTAGTGCTTGTATTCACATTAGTATTATTGGCGGTTGATGTTGAAGTATTTACATTGGTATTGCTATTGGTATTTGTGTTGGTATTTTGATTGGTGTTTGAGGTCGTTGTTGTGTTAGTTGTATTCAATGCCTCGCAATACTGACTACCTACAGTACAGGTTCCTGTCTGTTCTTGACCTTTTATTTCGTTGCCACACCATAAAAAAACGAAAAATAAAATAACTCTACTTATCTTCACCTTTAAAACTTTTAGAGGAGTTGGAGGTACCAGCATACAAGCCGAACCATGCGGCTCCTGCTCCTACTATAATTGATATTAAACCTGATTGTTCTAGTGAAGGTTCATCGAGAGCCATAAACCACATAGTAGAATAATAAAGTAGAAATATGTAGACACTAAGAAAAACTCGAGGAAATATTCTCCATGAGTCTACAGCTCTCGCTAGATGAATCCATTTTTGGTGAGGGTTTACATTTTTGTCATCTTCTAGTTCTCTAATTTTATCTTTCAGAGCACCTATCTCTTCGACCATGGCCATGAACTTTTTGAGGTCCATTTCGACCTCGTTCCTATCCATGTCACCTCTAAATCTGCCGTCTTCGTTCATATAAATTTAGTTAGTATGACCGCACCGACAATAAAAGGGTAAACGGCCCATAGCATAGACTCTAGCCTTTTAAATTTTTCTGAGCCTTCGTCTAGGCGGTTCTCTATGTTTTTGTAACGCAGAGCACACTCTCTTTCATGTGACTCTATTCTATGTAAAGCATCTTTAACTGTTGACATTGAGCTTAGGTCGTCCTCTTTTCTTCTTTACCCTGACCTCTTTATAAGCCTCGTTCACACCATCAGTTGATTTATCATCCGCTACATAATGACCTTTTGAGTTTCTAGCACGAACTAATTTTCTTTCCGTGCCAGTCACAAAGTCCCAAAATTTTTTAAAAATATTAATCATTTATCTTTAGCTTTTCCTACATTCAAGGCAACCCAATCGATTACCTTATAAAACTTCCTTATTAGTGTATCATCTTTTGGTGTTGGTGTAAGTGCCGCTACCAAAGATGCAAACATGACAAGCCAAGGTATGACTTGCACCCATCTAATTATATATTCGAAAAACTCTAACATATCTTAACTTCCCTCTAATGTAGCTATTCTAGCCTCTAGCTCTTGTATAGCTTTGACTAAATTTGGTATTAAAGCAGTATCGTCTAAATACCAATAGTCATCTGCGTTATCAGGCACTACGACACCCCTTGGATGTGAGCCAACATTATCAAAGGCTTGTTTAAATGCTTGTGCTGTAAAACCTTGTGAGCCTGTACCTGTACCATCTTTGAATTTAAATTTTATTGGGTTGAGCTGAGATATAAGATTCATACCATCAGCAGGACCTAATTCATCTTTTAATCGTTCATCAGATAGAAAAGTGTTAACGACTTGTGAACCTGTAGTATCAACTGATGTTATTGCTATCGGACTTGTTTCTTCTTTTTTATAGTAATGTATCATTCGATATGAGGATTGGTCGCCTGAGGCATTTCTTAAAGCTAGTGGACCAACAGCTTTATTTGTATTTCTAACTTGTAAAAATTCTTGGCTGTCGTCAGGGTCAGTTGTGTCATTAATAGATACTTGGCCGCTGTCATTTATTCTCATTCTCTCCGTGCCACCTGTATCAAATCTGATTTTGTCTTCGTCAGAGGATTCCTCTACTTGAACTTTAGTATCGCCATCTGCATCAGCTATTGATGTTGGTGTGCCAGCAGATACAGAGCCAAATGATAAAGCTCCACTACCATTAGTCTTTAATACTTGGTCAGCACTACCATCTGATGTTGG